CTACCCAAGATGAGTTAGAGTCTTGCCACTTGTATAAATAATCATGTCCAGATGTAGGTTTTCTACATGCAAATATACCATCGTCTAAGTTACCATTTACTGATACACCTAGTACAGCACCTGTACCTGGAACTGTACCATAGTCATTAGCATATCCACTAATACGACGATACCCGCCAGCTAGGGCAGGTTCATAATTAATCATACGTATAGCACTACCTGATAAGTTTGAAGCTTGGGTCAAGGGATCAACATTAGTGATCAACCCTCCAGAACAAACTGACAGGTATGTACTTAATCTATCTGCCATTTAGCCAAAACTCTTAGTTATTACATTAGAACCTTTTGGTATTACAGTAGATAAAAGAGAGTCTTTACTATCTACAACAAGTCTTCTCATAGACTTAATACCTACCTTAAACTTGTCCTTGTGTAGTTGTGCTGATTGTTCATTAGATCTAAAATACATAAGGTACATCATAGCACCGTCAATAATAACATGTTTAAACCTATCAGGTATAATACATACATCAGTACTTAAAGATAAATCTGCTGGGAACTTCCAGTATTTATACTCAATAACATAAGCTAGATCAGGTACTGGGGTAACACCAAACTTTTCTTCTTGTGTCTTATAAACATTCAAGGGTTTTGTATATCCACCTGTACCAGAAGTATCATCATCAGCTCTACGAGTTGATAGATACTGTTCATATGATAATGGTTTTAAAACACCTGGGTCTGTTGTATTTGTATTCTTTAAGTAGAAAGATTCCCAATCAGCTTTTGAATAGTCTGATGGAAAATCATAAGTCTTTATACCTACTGATAATGTTTGTTCATAGGTTACTAACGTGAAGGGCCACTCTTGAGCCTCTTGTAGTATTTCACGTATAGAAGAATTAATAGAATCTTTTGCTAGTGACTGTACGTTCTTAGTTGTTGCAAAGTCTACTTCACTAATCTCGACCTCGTTAAGACGACGAAGTAATTCATTCACTAGGTTTATATAAGTCGCCATGTCATTTCCTACGAGATTTTAAATGTATATAAAGGGGCTAACACTAGGCCAGCCCCCTTAAGTTATTTTATGCTAAGTTATATTTAGCTGTTACCAACGCTTCTGGACGTAAGATTTTGCGTCCGTAAAGATGCATACCACGGCAGATGTCAGCGAATGAATCTGGATCACGGTATGTTTCTGTTTTGTTGATTTGCTCTGCAGTTGCTACAGCTGAGTCATGACCAGCTACGATAACACCGTAGTTAGCATTTTGGTTAGCTGTGTTTGTAGTTCCTGCACCAGTACCTACTGATGGTAAGTTACTTGAAGTATATACACGGAAGCCGTGGAAGTTGTTCAAGACTAGACCGTTACGTAATCCACCTGACTCACCGAAGTCTGCGTTAAACAGACGTGAATCTTCATCACGAAGGACTTCCATCATGATAGGATCAAGTACAAGCCACCTACCTGCAGTGTCTACTTGGTTCTGGTCTAACAAACGACCCATACGTGAAATCAACATTGCTGGTGATACGTATGCTGTCGGTAGAGCAGTTGCTCCTGGTAAACGTGCTGCAACTGGGATCGAGTGATCACCTGCTGAAGTTGTAGTAATGTTTCCGAAGTCACTTTTCTTCAGCTTGTTAGCTGCAAGTAATTCGTCTGTACCAGCAGCTGTATTAGCTTTAGTACCATTTACTACGTTGTTTACTGCACCTGCGTTAGCATGTAATGCAGCTTGCTTGTAACCACTTAAGTAACCCAATACTTCTTGGTCATGCTGATCAGCCAAGCGGAAAGCCGCACGGTTTGTAGCCATGTCCATGAAATTCACATGGGAGTGTGCTTCTTCGATATCGTCGATTTTAAATGCAAAGTAGTTTGCTTTATCAACAACTAGAGAGAAGTCTGCGTCTGCTAAATCTTGAGCAGCAATGGTTGTACCACGAGCATAAGCTGATACGCTTACCTCAGGTTCTTTGATAATTTTAACTGTATCACCTTGTGATGAAATTTCACCGAAGTAATCAGAGTTAGTTATGTCGCCACAAACTGTGGACTTGCGGAATGCAAGTTGTACTTTTTTTGAATAAATTACGGAACTAAAGTTACCATTCGGTAAGTTTGTATATCCGCTTGCGGATGCAAATGCCATTATAATTCTCCTTGAATGTTTGGCTTATGATAAAGAGGTAAGTACGAGTTAAAGGTACATACCTCAACTCAGAGAAACTAAACGTGAAGCAAAGAGGCTGATGGTTTTCTAGGGTGCGTTATGATAACAGTCGGCCAACCATTATCTAAACGGGCCTATACTTAATCAGGTAGTTCTTATTTGTAGTTTAAGTTTTATTGGTTGTAGGCAAGAGAGGTAGTCCACAAGGGAGGCTCTTGTTCCTGCCGATAGTTATACTTCAGATAAACGTAATGTCAACACTTAACGTGCATTTCCTGAAATATCGTAGACAAATTTACCATTGCGCATAGCTTTGTTAATATTGTCTTGGTTTTCTTCAAATTCTTTACTAGACATTCTTGCTACATCAGACTCACGGATTTGTCCACCAGCCTCATCAGCGTCTACTTTAGTCTTTGAAGTTCTACTAACCATTGAAGCTGCTGCCTTTTTACCAGCTTTCTTAGCTTCTTTAGTTAATCCTTTGTCAACCTTATACAGGTCGATAACTCTAATTACAGAACGGGGATCATCTGCATTCTCATAAACAGCATCTTGTACCCACTTAGGTTGTTCTTCTGCCCAGTCATGAAAACTATCTGACTCACGTATTGTAATAAAATCTGAGTGAGACTCTAGTATAGTAGCCTCTGCTGACTTACGCATAGTTTCATCATTCATTTTATCTAGCTGTTGTAATCTTACCTCAGCTTTACTAAATAACTGTTGAGCTTTTTTAGCAGCTATAGTTTCTACTATACCAGCAATGTCAGGATGTTCAGATGCCCATGCTTCTATATCTTCATCAGACTTGGGTGGTATAATATTCTCACCCTTCATACGAGCTTCTAAGTCTTCAAACTTTTCTTGCCAGTCTTTTTCTTTCTCAGACATATGACGACGAAGATCACCATACCTTTTCTTAAAAGACTTTTCTTCTCGACTTAGCCCCTCATCAGACTCCGATGCTTCGGCTTCCTCTTTGGCTTCTTCTTGTTTGGAACTACTTGCATCCGATACTTCGGTTGTCTCAGATCCTTCGCCATCGGGTTCTTCTTCAATGGTTTCACCACGAGCCTCTGCTTCTAAACGTTCTATTTCTTTTTCTTCAGCTTCCATAGCTGCACGTTTTTTACTGTTGTTATAACCTCGGTCTATAAATCCTGCAGACTTTGGAGTTTCTACTATATCTAATTCTGGCATATCCGTTATCCTTATGTTGGGGTCAGCATAATTGCTGAGTAGCCTTATCGTTGTTTGGATACCTTATAGGTATTTATTTTTTATTTGGTTTCTTCATTAGGCCGCCTTTAGCAAATCCACCACTAAATTTCTTTCCTGGTGTATAACTTTTAACTTTACTAGCTGTAAAATCATTAGCAGATTTTTTTGCTTCTTGTCGTTGTTTTAAAGCACTCTTATAACCTGTTTGACCTGCTGACTTTTCGTTACTATCTTTACGTCCTGTAGTAGCTACACCTTTTGTTGCAACTGCTGATTGAGCTGCTGTAACTTTATTACTATCGCTTTCACGTTTTTGTTCAGCTGCTATTTTTTTCTTTTGCGTATCTGATAATTTTATACTACCACCGCCAGAAGTTGTAGAAGTAGGAGTTATCTCTATTTCACTTCTAAGTTTTTTATTATTTGCATCTATAGCTGCTTTAAGTTCATCTTTTTTAGATTGAGGCATGTTCTGTAAGTCAGCCACACTATGAAAACCATTACCTCTAGTTCCTTCCACATCATCAAGAAAACCTTTACCCATGATCTGATTTACTAATGTTATAGTATAACCTTCGCCATTTTGAGTGTCAGCAAAAGCTTTTTGATCTTCAGTCATATTAGCTTTATAAGACTCTCCAGCTTTAACTGCAGATGCAGCTGACACTGTATCACCAATTAAGTTTGCTATATTTTCCATAGCTTTAATTTTATTAACTGTTGCTTTTCTTTCCATCTTTTGACCAATAATCATAGCTGGACCCCACCCTGGAATAGCAACACCTAAACCTTTAGCTAAACCACTTATTTTTTCTTGGGGTTTAGATAACTCTTTCATGTAAGCATCAAAGTCTTTTGGGTTAGACCAATCTAATTGTTCAGTTGCTTGGACTCTCCAACCTTTTTCAACGTAAGGTGTAGACATTTCAGTACCACCTATACCATCCATATTATCTTTATCTCTAGTAGGTTCTAATTCAGGCACACAGCTATTTGATTCTTCATCATATACTGTACCTGGAGCACATACTGGAGTTGTAGAAGCTACAGGAGCTACAGGAGCTTTTTCTACTTCTTCAGGCGATTTAGGTACACCTGGACCTTGATAGAAGTAAGATCCACCTGGAATACCATACATAGAAGATATAGATGTAGGTGAAGTAATATAAGATTGATTTTGAGTATTAGTTGTATTTAAACTATTAGGTTGAATTGTTGTACCTAAACCTGTCATAGATAGTGGATCTAAGTAAGTACCCTCAGCAGCCTTAATTGGTGCTTGATTGGTTACTGGATTAGTTGTTTGAGCAGGAGCATTCTGTGCTTGCATTTGTGTTGGTTGATTAGTAGCTGGAGTACGATTAATAGTAATGCCACGTTTAGCTAACTCATCCATAATTCCAGGATTGTTCTTAGTCATCTGCATAAACTGACCAATAACTTGATCTACACGAGTTGGATCATTGTAAGGAGATTGAGCCATACCACCAGTAGCAAAACCTACAGTCATGCCACTTTCGTTTAACTTTTTATTTACTAAAGGATCATTCATGGCAGTGTAAGCCATCTTATCCATAAGACCGCCATTAGCTACACCAGTCCTCATCATCTGTTCAAGACCAGCTAGATCAGCTTCAGTCATACCTTTATTAGGTTCAACTGGCTCACCACCTATCCTACCATCTTGTTCCATTTCACGTAAGCCCATCTTGGCTTCCATTCGCATATCTTCAAATACTTTTACACCAAAGTATCTTACGACATCAGCAGGTACTACATACTCACCTTCAGACAACTGAGCTGGTATATCGTCACGGACTTCACTTGCAAGAGAACCTGAAGGTATTTCGTTACCTGATACAGGATCACGATTCATTCCGTCATCTGCAATACCGCCTTCTTCAAACATACTCATTTGTCTGTTCATCGTACTTCCACCTTTTGCCATTCCTAATTTTTCTTTTGTAGCACCACCATCTTTACTACGATTAATAGCTGCATTTACAGCAGACTCTATATTCTTATACCTTGGAAACTTAATTCCAGTTTCTTTTTCATACCTATATGCGGCATTCCAGGCTCTATCACTGTTGTCTTTACCACCAAGAAATACAGGCTCTTTAGTTTCTTTATCATACCAAATAGTAGGTATGTTCCAAGCACTACCTTCAGGTGAAGGTTCAGAGGCTAAATATTCTGTAGCTTTCATACCACCTACAGTATCTATAGGTTCATGTTTTTCTGGATCAAACGGTTCAATGTTTAACTTTTTATCCATTTACCTGATCTCTCAACTGTTTCATTTTACGTAGAGCAAATGCTTGACCTTGTAGTCTATACAGATCCTCTGCCCTAGTAGATTGTTCCATTACTCTGTGTACCTCTGAGATTCTTTTATCTACTTCTTCTAGAAAAGAATCCCATAGGACTTTATCGTTTACTAAAGGCTTTAGGTTATTCATGCAGCACCTTGTCCAGTATTAGCTGAGAACCCAGGTTCACCTGGAGTAGGCACTGAGCCTGTCCCTATAGTACCGCCACCAGCTCCTGTAGGATCTCCTGCTTGTGCCCCTGCTGGACCACCTTGAGGCTGTCCTGGAGCTTGTGGTTGAGGCTCAGGAGGATTAGCTTCCTGCCACTTCTTAAGCATCTCTGCTTGTACTGTAGCATCAGACATTGAATTAACTAATTTATCAGGATCAAGTTCCATAGACTTAGCTATCTCACGAATAATATAATCCATCTTAGCAAACGGGGCTAGTACTGGGTTTTGTACAACTTGTAAGAACTGCATTAGTCGTTGACTACGTACTTCATTAGCCATTAAGCTTTCTGTACCACGAGCCTTAACATCAAGATCACCTTTGATATCTTCATCATAATCAAACTGCATATTGAAGTTAAAGAATGCTTTAGCTAGAGGGCCAAGTAGGTAGTCATCTACATTCTTAACTACATTACGAATACTTCCGTTAGCCGCAGACATAAGCATTGAGATACCAGAAGCTGTACGACCTACACCTGATACACCTGTTTGACCATGTGCAAAAGAAGGAAAACCTGTTGATTCATCTGACAGTACACGAGCTTTGTCAAACATCTGCATGTTTTCATTAGAAACATTCGGAAACTTAGTTCCAAAGATAGCCTGTCCAGGTGCACCTCCCTGTCTCCTAAACACTTTGCCAGGGTAAACAGATAGGTCTTGGCCAGGAGTAAGGTTAGTTTCATCAACCTCTATGATCATATTACCAGATAATGCAGCATTGTCAACAGCCATTCTCATGAAACCATTCATAAGAGTTTGAGTATCATCCATATTTTCTGCAATACCTACACCAAATAAACTATAAGGACTTACTTCGTAAGGTACAGCATAGTATGGTATAAGTGTAGGTGTAAACGGATTCATTACTAGACGTAACACTTGACCGTTACAAATCCATATGTTTACTGAGACTTGATCTAAATCTTTAAGGTCACTTGGTATATCTACATCATGTCCTTCTAGGACTTCTGTATCTACATTACCCCAAAATTCTAAGACTTCATAACGTTCTGCTTTAGCTTCGTTAGAGTCATCTTCCATAGCCTGTTCCCACCACTCTTTAGTGTAGGACTCACCCATGTTTACTGCTGTATCTATAGCATTTTTACGGAAGAAAGGTCTACGTTTAAGTGCACGTATTTGAGTACGTGACATCTTATGACGTTCTATTATATATTCTGCTTCATCCATATTAGCTGCATCTGGGTCAGGATAAAAATTCCATATAGATACAGATGAGGTTTGAGGTACTGTTTTAATTAGAGGTGTATATTCACCTTCTTCGTATTTAGGGTATTCTTTATCTACAGCAAATGGGCCTTTCATAACTCCTGTACCAAATAAAGCACATTCAAAGGCGGCAACTCTTAGTTGTTTGTTTGCATTAGATTCTTCTAACTGATCATGGATTTTCTTTTCCATTTTCTTTGCAGAAATCATAGCAGGGTGTATAGTAATCTCAGTAGCAGTTCTACCGTTACCTTCTTCAAGTATATCAGCTACAGGTGCTAATTTACTTTTAGAACCTGCTAAACGTTCTTGTAAATCTATTACAGTTTCACCTGGACGTAACTGCATATCTTCTGCACCAAACTCTTCTTTGGCTTTACGCATATCATCATTAGATTCAAAGAATACTGAATCAGCCACACCTTCAGGTAGAGTGGTAGGATCAACTGTTACTGGAAACTTACTGTTACCAAATAGTACATCTACTATCTGACCATAAGCAGCTAATACTTTAGTCTTAGTAACTTTGACAAATACCCTAGACTTTTCTGTAGAAGTAAACTGTACATCTGGTCCATATAAACCACGATAATTACGATAGGCTTGTACCCAACGTTTTTCTTCAGTCTCACGAGCCGTGGAAGCTTTAGTATAATGATCTTGCACTAAACCAACTACAGTTCCTGAAAGTGGATCAGAATAATTATCTTCATCCATGTCTTCTATAGCATTAGCCTCTACGGAGTCCATTGCCATTTCATTTTCAAAGAATTCATCTTCTTCCATTGCTTTTCCTTAATAACCGAAAGTTGGGTCGCTTGCTTGAAAACCTGAGTTAGATGTAGGATCGTAATCAAATAAACTACTTCTAGGTCTTGTCATTATTCCGTATCTTAATGCATCGTATAGGTGATCTTCAGCGTGAGTATCTACATCTTCTGGATTTTTTTTATCTAAAGGTATAGAAGGTAACTGGGATATAGTGTTGGAACATGTGTTAAAGAATACTAGTCTTGGTTCTTCTGTAAACTCATCAACCTGTAGTCTTCTGTGTAATTCGTTTTTACCTGAGACACGAGATCCTTTTGATCTATCAGCTGGTCTCCATCTACATCCACGCATTATCATTTGTTCTGCTAGAGATGGGCCAGTATCTCCACGTTTATGCCACAAGGAACTATCAAGTACACCATAACGTATTTTTTCAAACTGTTCAACATCTAATATCATATCTGCTAAATCAGTAGCAATAACTTTAGATACATACATTTCTCGATAAACAATTAGTTGTTCATCAGGTGCTACTGCTATCCAAACAACTCCAGTATACGAACCATAACCATAGTCACATGCACGGAACTTAGGCCAATTATCTGGAATCTCAAAAGGTTCAACTACATGTATATGCCTATTGAACTCTGGGAACGCAGCACCTTCATTAATGTCCCAATCACCTTCAAGAAGTTGTCTACGCTGATGCTCAGGTAACGACAATAGATTGGCTTCATACATACCATCATCAGCTAAGTAGGGATTATCAAACAAAGTTGCAGGTATAAACCTACGTTTGAATAATGGTTCACCTTCTTTACTGTGACCTTTAGGCCATTCAATAACATTACCTGTTTCTGGGTCTGTAGCCCAAAATGCCTTATTAGGTACTTCAGGATCAATAAAAGTCTTCTTTACCCACTGATGACCTGGGCCACCTGGGTTGGATGTAGCTCTCATATGAAGAGGTAAACCCGATTGTCTTGTTGTACGTAGCCTTGAACGCATATAGTTCCACGGATAAGGTGTAGGCCACTGTGTCATCTCGTCAAAGCCAATCCAATTAAAGGCCTGACCTTGGTATCTCATTACATCGTCATCTCTATCTAGGTATGACATCCATAATGTCGCACCTGATGGTGCAATCCAAGTTTTATCTCTTTCCATAAACTTAATCCCAGGTATTGCCTTAGGATATAGCTGTTTAGATACAGATATAAGCTCCCTTAACTCCTCTGTACTTCTACGTACTAGCAACATTGTTGCATGAGGGTTATTTAAGAAGCGTACAGGGTCAGCAATCATAGCATATGACTTGCCACCCCCAGCAGAACCACCATAAAGTACCTCTTGTTCTGTAGATGCTAGGAAATCTGTCTGCGGACCTTCGTTAGGTTCAAAGATTATGTTCCTTGTAGCTTTCTCTACGTCAATCGGTGGTGACTTCACCTGTGCTGGTGCTAGTTCCTTTGGGGACTCTTGCACCGATACGTTGTCTTTCGAGTTTTTCCGCTTTTTCTGCGGCTTTTTTGTACTTTTCTGCATAGAAGCGTTGGATTGAAGCTTCTTTCTTACGTTTTTGTTCAAGTTTAACCCTCTGCATTAGACCCACATGAGAGATATAACGTTCTGAAGTAGTACTTAGCCAATTAGAAACCTCACGTAGGCTGTATTGCTTAAGATACTTCTTAGCTTGCTCGAATAATTCTAACTCTTCTGGGATTGGTAACAGTATATCAGAGTCAGTGGGGTCTTGTCTATAGCCAAATGGTATAACCCTACCTACTCTTACTACTGGTAGCCATTCAAACTCACCTTCAGCTTCTTCTGGCTTAGGTAACTGCCAAGTTTTACTAGTCTTCATCTGATTTAGGAGGTAATATAAACAAAGGACTCTCTGCCTTAACCTCAACCTTATCTGTTTTTACAAAGCCAGCTCGATCTAATAGATCTTTAGCAGCTGCCATCTTCTCTTTATTGCCTAAGTCTGTTGGGTTTTCCATTACGTCTAGCATGGAGTATGCAGCTTGAGGACCACGAGTAGCTATAAGACTCTTAGTCCTTCCTGCAATCTCTGCTTCTAGAGTTTTCATTATACTAGCTGAAGATGTACCTTCGGCATACCCTGCAAGTTTAATTGCTTGCATGGTATTACCTCTGGCATCCCCAAATAATGCTTCAAGAAACATTTCTTGTTTTTCTGTAAGGTTACGAGCCATTCATTCTCCGTTTGATATCATATCTTGCGATACCTATATCTTTTAATTCTCTATCTGTTAGATGTGTAAGTAACCACAAATCAGCCCTAGCTTGTTGTGATCTTTGTATTGAGTCGTGTAAGGCTTTAAGCCATATTGAAAATGTTTTAAACATATTAGTTCTCCAGTTAATACTACAAGACATTTGTAGTTTACTAGAGACTAGTTTTACATAAGTAGTTATAACATACTACAGATAATAATGCAACCCCGTTATGCTTTAACGTGTAGGATTGTAATATTCTCTGCAGGATACTAAGACTTCCATAGTATTAGCTGTTTCACCATAGGCAACAATTTTATCTCCTGCATGAAGATGTAATACACCAGCACCAAATACATTTTCTGCTGAGTTACCTGCTATAGTATGATTTTTTAATATATAATGATAAGTGGTATCGTCTTGATGATAAAACTGTAAGTATATTTTTTTAGATGAATTATTGTTATTAGCTATATGAAGTAAGTCCACTGTTGCATCATGTAGTGCTGGACAAGTATACACAAGAGTAGCGTTAGCACCTGTAGTAGTAGATGCTATCGTTACTGCTTCTGTAGCTGTAGAGTAGTGTGTTTCAACCATTTACTTGTATTTGCCTTTTACACCAAACTTTTTCTTATGTTCAGCAATAGACTCTTCTTTTAGTCGAGTGGTATATAGTTTGTCTTTAAATGTAAACGTTGCTTTCTTTGCTTTACGATTACGTTTAAATGCTGCACCAAAAGACTCATCACTAACTGGACCAGCAGCGGGTTTCTTTAAGTTAATACCTTTACCTTTTTCAATTTCAGTTTTAGAAACTCTAGCTCTAGGGCTTGGTTTAACTTCAACATCACCTTTTTTGACTTTCTTTTTACCGCCAAGAGCCATTATTGTTCCAGCAACACCAGAACCTAACCCTATTATCAACGGGAGATTAGACTGCCTACCTTTTGAAGTAGAAGTTTTGGAAGTCTTAGAACCTGGTTTAGTAGGTTTAGCACCTTTACCCTTAGAGTTAGAAGTCTTCGAAGTAGAGGAAGGCTTAGGAGCTGGATTAGCTTTAGAAGTTTTATTATTAGAAGTTTTAGAGTTCTTAGCAAGAGGTTTAACAAGTTTAGCATTAGCTCCTTTATTCGTAGAAGTCTTTGAACTAGTAGATGGCCTAGGTGCTGCATTTGCCTTAGATCCTTTACTGGTAGAAGTCTTTGAAGTTTTTGAAGGTGGCTTAGTAGGTTTAGCACCTGCACCTTTACTATCAGAAGTCTTAGAGTTTTTACTTAAAGGCTTAGTAGGTTTAGCACCTGCACCTTTACTATCAGAAGTCTTAGAGTTTTTACTTAAAGGCTTAGTAGGTTTAGCTTGAGAACCTTTACTATCAGAAGTCTTAGAGTTTTTACTTAAAGGCTTAGTAGGTTTAGCACCTGCACCTTTACTATCAGAAGTCTTAGAGTTTTTACTTAAAGGCTTAGTAGGTTTAGCTTGAGAACCTTTACTATCAGAAGTCTTAGAGTTTTTACTTAAAGGCTTAGTAGGTTTAGCACCTGCACCTTTACTATCAGAAGTCTTAGAATTAGTAGAAGGTCTTGCAGCTGGATTAGCTCTTTTACCTTTAATATTAGATGTATTAGAACTTGAAGAAGGCATTCTACCTTTTCCACCCCTAGTTCTAACTGTTCTTAAATTAGATAATTGTTTAGGAGTACCTGCAACTACTTTACCTTTAAATCCTTTAGGTGCTTTTTTAGCTCCCATTGCTATTGCTCGTTGTAATAATCTTTTACTTACAAACCTAAGTCCTATGCCCCCAAGGACGTATATTACTGGTAACATTTATTTATTTCCTTGTTTAATTGTTTTTGTTGTCCAAGCTTCATTCTCAGGAGTTGTTGGATCATCCTTTACGAAATGCCCAGACTTAGTTCGAGCACGTACTTTTTTAGTTACGACAGAAGATAGTATCTCTTGTACCCTGGAATCAGTACACCAATAAGAACCATAAGGATCTAGAGCAGCTAGTACATCACCCATTTTAGTAGTAACGTTTTCAGAAGTTACCAAGTAACCACACTCTTCTAACGGCTCTTTATAATCTTCAAAGTTCATTGTTTATTTATCCTTTATAAGATGCACCGCATTTAGCCATGCCACCTTTGTTATAACCCATTTTCTTAGCTACCTTAGGTGCAGCTTTCTTTAAAGCTTTCATACCTTTATTAGGTTTAGCCATACCGCCATGCATATACCCAGACTTTTTCATATCTGAATCTTTCATCATAGTGCCGTCAGGCATTTTGTGATAACCTTTTTTCATAGTAAGTCCGCCTTTCGAAGCTCTAAACTTTTTAGTTTTTTCTGCAATTTTCTTTGGTTGTTTAACGAATTGTTTACCTGCTGCTGTACCTTTGCGTTTAGCTGCACTAGTAGCTGCATATTCTGCTGGGGTTAAAGCTTCTCTTGCTTTTTTAGGGAGATAACGTTCTCCTGTTTTAGCACTAGGCTTACCACTTTTAGTTCCCCACTTTTCTTTAGTCCACTTCTTAAGTGACTTCTGAGAAGCTTTCATGACTTCCTATAACCTCCACCAGCTTTTTTATACTGTAGGGCTAGCATCTGTGCTTTACGTGCAGACCACTGACCTGCTTTACCACCTTTAGTACCTGCTTTAATTTTACTAAATAATCTCTTACGTAATGCAGGTTTAGTGTAATTACCTGCTTCGTTTACTTTAGATTTTGATTTAGGTTTAGCCATTACCACTTAACCTTATCTGCCCAATAGGCTGCTGACATCTTACCCTTCTTAATATTCTTGGCGTGTCTAGACTTAAATGATTTTCTTTTCTTCTTCATCTTATCAGATTCACCAGACTTAGGTTTACCTGCTGTAGATGCGCCTTGCTCACCAAAACGAATAAGTTTATACTTGCCACCCTCTGATGCCATAACGACATGAGACTTAGTGGCATGATCAGGAGTACGCTTAGGTTTGTTTACGCCCTTTAGTCCAAGACGTTTCATAGTTGCTTTGACTCGATCAGGTACTGCCATTAGATCATACTCAATGCTTGTTCTAGTGTTTCTTTGTTTCGTCTAGTCCAACCACGACCAAACGTCTTAAAGGTATCTAAGCCTTCATAGAAACCTTGACGAACAGTATATACATAGTCGATAATAAACTTTGGATCTTTTTCCATGATAAGACCTAGTGTCTGTGGACCGATTGCTCCATCAGCTGTAGCTCCTACTGCACGTTGGATAGCTTTAGCTGGACGACCAGAACCTGAATTCACAGCCCAGTCAAATGCACACCAGTCTACACCAGATGGTAGATGATCACCTTTAACTCTGTCCCAGTAATTCTTTTTGTATATTGGCCCGACATCTTCTGGGGTTAGATCTCTCATCTCCTGCTCAGTAGATTTCCTGCCGATCCATTCATCATAGACTCTTTTAGTAACACCGAGGTTAGTCATACCACCAGGGTCACTAGGATGATTTACATATCCACCTTCATGGTGTAGTAACATCTCTAAACATTTATCAAAGTTGTTTTTCATTATTTCTTCCCGAAGTATTTACTTACACCACGCATACCAATGCTGGCACTTACAATTCCACCTAGTGAGTACTGATACCAATCAGGCATAACCTCTAAAGCAGTAAACCCTGCTTGTACTATTTGATTACCCCAATCACCACAGAATGCTAAGATCAGTGGTATTGAGAATAGTAAAGTAATCCATTCATCTTTCCACGAGTTCTCTGTAGCCTTCATAGCTGCTAGATCCCAATCAAGTTCTCCAGTAGCTATCTTCATCTTTGTTTCAGCTTCAGCCTTTTTCACGGCTGTCTTGCCTTCGATCATTGTACCAGCTAGATTAGCTACTTGACCGATTAAGTTTAATCCAAGCATTATCCGTTGTTACCTTTCACTTCTTTCTTGCTCATGTTGGTTACTCCGAAGAATACTCCAACTATACCAGCAACTGATAAAAAATAAATAGATGCCATTGATCCTATGATATCAGCAGCTTTATCTGCACCGATCATAGAACACAATAGGACAAGGAATGGGTATGCTAACATTCCTGCTAGACAAAACCATGCCATTCTTCTTTGAGCATCACGTTGGGCATCTTCATCATCTAATCGTCTACGTCGATCTTCTAGTGCTAATGAATCCCACTCAGACTTATCTATAAGTCCATTACCATCTGTATCTGCATCTTGAAAGTTAGTCATTGTTCCCAGTCTCTTTTACGCTTAGGGTCTAGTACGTCTCTAGCTAATAGCTTACCTTCGAGATACATACACCTTTCTATTTTATCTAGGGTTTCCCAATTACCTGTATGTTGATAATATGCTTCTCTAATATAGAAAACATCTGATCTTGGTATATGAACCCTACGGAGTTTACCTTCGTTCTGATCAGCAAGTGCCTTATAGAACTCTTCAAGTACCCTCTCACTGGAATACATTTTAGGTTTAGACATGACTAGTTATACCTTTTAGAAACCCCGTGTCAACAACTAAAGTTGGGACGACAGAAATATCTCCATCTACTAAGAATCCTTATCGTTACTAGTATAGAGTAAGTATTGCTTATCGTTACTAGTAAGAGGGGTACTTTAAGTATACTTTAAGTATTTACTTATATTATTATTATTAGTAGATGATAATACTTATAGTTACTTTAAGTAACCTAAAGTATACTTTAAGTATATTATATCACATTATTAAACTATGTCAATGGACAAATTGTAGCAGCTTAGTTATTTCTTGTCGAGGGTACTTAAAGTTACTCAAAGAATTCTTAACGGCGGCGGACTAACTACTATTAGGCTCTGAGAAGCTTAATAAGCCTTACTGACAGCTTGTCTTATGTCGTCAGGTTAAGATATACCCGGCGACTACCTAAAGGCTCTCTATGGAGCTGTATAATGTATTAACATAATATTCAACATAATGGTCTATCATTATCTCCAATATCAATATAATGATAAAAAGGATAAGGTATACCCCCAGTTCCAGGATAATGTTATAATATAACGTATTTACATAATGTAGTTAACAGCTTTAAAAATACCCCCCGCTGTCATTGGCTGTATACGCTACCTAGTACCCCCCGTCTGCCCCATGTCCCCCCTCTTTGTTCCCCTTACGTTCTTATCAAGTAAATTGTTATGCTTATCTTTATGCTAACTTATTGAAATCATTAGATTATTTATATAATTATGAATTATCTATAAGGTAAATACACTATGAAATACGTTATGTTATACTATAACACCTCTCAACAGCAATTTAGAAGTACAACTTCTATACCATCTATTTAATTTAATATTAAACCATACCCCTAGTAAATCATAATAATAGTTCAATGCTAAACCATAAAGTAGTTCAACATTAAACTAAATTTTATTTCCAGTTCATAATGATATTATAATAAAATAATATTAAATTTGTTTTCCTTTGTTTTCAATGACTTACAAGAGATTTTATAAAAATATTACAAAATATGTAAATTTCTTGTTGATTTATTAAATTATATCATTAGTTTGATATTCAGAAATTGATTATAAATATTTTCGGAGTGAGATTATATTTTAGATTTTAGTAGTTTTTTAAACTATGTGCTATTTGAAATTTACCTAATCCAATAGGTTTTTATATTAAGGTTTTAGGGTCTTAATAATTGGAAAGGTTGCAGATACTTAAAGTAAAAATATTCAGTAATGAATATAGAAACTTAACTAGGAAAGTATCCTATAAAATATTAATTGCCTAGGCTACTCAGTTTTTTAATCTGACGAATTAAAATGCTTGGTATGATCCGAATAGAGAGAAAGCATTAAACGTACCTATATATAATAGGGGTCTTTAATGTTAGTAAAAGTAAAAGGGATATTCCTAAGGGAAAAGAATTAAACATCTATAATTGGTGAAGGTATTAGACGACAGTCTTTCTTGAGTGAACAAAATTGAAGATATTGACAGCAATTATTAATAAAATTTCAATCGGTTATGCTAATTGGTTTTATTAGATGGTGTTTATTATTATTTTAAAATTATTAAAAATTTATTAAGCGGTTTTAATCACGCCGCTTAATTGGTGTTTAATAATAATATTAAGCAAAATGAAATAATATAAAAAGGAAAGAAATATTATGACAAATACAGTAACAAAAATTGAAGCAAATTTTGGTCGTTCACTTGGTAATGGTGCTAATATGGGTAAGTATACTCTTGAAGCATTTAAAACAGTATTAGACCAAAGAGATACAACCATATTAATAGGTCTAATTAACCAAGCTAAAAAGCGGGGTGATACACTTGCAGAACGTGCAATAAAATCCATGATCAATATAGTTTATGAAGGTGCAAAGTTTAAAACCGAAAAGAATAAAAAGAATGGAAAATCTCACACTAAAATTATTATCAAGGGATTGAAAGCTAATGAAAAATCTATTGCTATCATGGAAGATTTGGTTGAAGCAAAAATTTCAATGCGTGGTAGTAAATGGAAAGATGCTTTTACAACTAAAACAGTAAAAAAATCTGCACCTCTAAACGTAAAATCTTTTATTGAAACTTGTTCTAAGCGTTCAACAGATGAATTGAAAGAGATGCAAAAAATAATCAAGGCCGCAATTAAGCATCAACAAAATAATGTAGTTGTTGAATTACCTAATAAAAAGGCCGCATAATCATAAATGAATATTACATGATACCCCATGCTAATTGCGTGGGGTAAATTGTTATGTCCATTTATTGAAAGGAATTATTATGGATAAATTTAGGGTCTACAGTGATATCGCAAGCATATGCCTAGAGATAGGGGGGAATTTTTTTCCAGTCCCTAACGAGATCGGCAGTGATGGTAAGTTCGATGTGGTGGTAGTCGATGCCAAAACAGATGGGGTTAAAGGTAAGTTAGGTATAGAATGGCAATTCTATAATACCCTGCAAATCAATCAGGATAATTGTTACCTACACTCTAGCGATTGTGCTAGGCTAGATGAGAGTGGGGGTTTACCTTCACATCATGCTAGGTTACATCAATTTAAGCAGGGTAATTACGAAGTATATCGTGATGGGGGTAATTTTTTATTCGTTAGATTTGAAAGGAGTTAATATGAGTAAACAAAAATATGATTTTGAATTTGATTTTTTATCTGATGGTGGTTTCTTTGGGCGTATGCTTTATAAAAATAGGATGTGTGACGTTCATTTTTTTAAAGGTTGGATAGATGGTAGAATAGAATATGATTACGTCTGTCGTTATGGTAAGGGCAATAACTATGAGTGGGGACTTCTCTCTGATCATAAAGGCTATCAAGAAAAAGATAGTGTTAATTTATATAGTGCATTTTTAAAATGGAAAGGGAATATAATATGAGTAGTAGACAAAGGCGTATTAACGCAGAAAATAGAGCAAATAGAAACGCAATATTTGCGATTGTTTTTCTTTTAGTAATCACGTTTATTATAGGCGTGATGGTTGGAGGTGAATTGTTATGAGTACAGACGTTTTGCTAGGTGAATGGCAAGGTAATGTTACCTATAACCTTTCGCCTATGATGCGTGAGGTTTTTGTAATACCATTGCGTGATATGTATGGTATGACAGGTTATCAAATTTCACATTGTCTTAAAGTAAGTATTCAAAGCATGGTGTTTAAGCATGAGAAACTAGAGAAACTCAATCCCTCAAATGGTTGGGGTAGCTATGATGTTTTGTTTAATTTTATATTGGATTTAAAACGTGCTTGTGATGAGTACCCAAATGAAAGGTTAAAGGTATATTGATATGATGAATTATATTTTAAGTGGTTGGATTGAAACTGAATTTGAACTGGAAAAGTTTCATATAGAAGGTCTTGATCTAGAAGCATGTGTGGCACAACTAGCTCATGATTATGATGAGTTAGGTGATGTAGATATGCGAGTAGATGGTGGCTATGGTACGCCTGATTATGATGTTACATCTAAGGTTATTGAAATGGTGTGTGAACCTACCAAAAAACCAACCTATACTAAAGAGGAGTTGATACTAATAGGTAGGTGGAATGTTATTTGTAATTCACCTAGACCTGAGCTTCCTATCGGTGAAACAGAAACCATACCTATAAATATAAATGAATTTGTATGGCTTAAAAAAGAAGGGTTCGTATGATGAATAGGGATAGCTTCAATCAATGGTTAGATACATGCCCCACTGATGGTTGGCGTGTGGTGTCGGATACCTACGGCTTCATTCATGTGGCCTATGGTATAGAAGAAGATCATGAATGGGTGGAGGAATCCTCATGGTCTCAATTTAAGTTAGCAACACTATGGTTTTTGTTTGGTGGTGTTGTGTCTTTGGGCGTGTTCAGTATGTTTATATCGTTCATGTCTTGGTGGTTAATGTAACAATGAAAGGAATAAATATGAGTTACGAAATTAGAATTGTGAATAGGGAGTTAGCTAATAACTCTCAATACATTCCTGAGAATGTAGAACACTTGGCGTTGATACCTGACTACAAGCCATTCAGTGTTGATGATGATGACATGATCATCGAGTTCAATACACCTACAGGTGCTTTCCTTGAGGTGAATGATGTGAAGTTCAGGGTTAGCTTTGGACATGACCCACAGTCTAATGGCTTTGTGGTCAAGCGTATCTTAGATACAGTACACAGTGACCCTGTATTACAAGCATGGGGGGACTGGACATTACCTACACGTAGACCTGATGACAGTTTACGTCAATGGTTTCTGGATGAGATAGGTTATCTAAGTAACCCTGAGCTGAGAACTAATGCTTTACCTCATAGGTTGTCTTTGTTTGCACCTATGCGTTCTAAGAGAATACATGGGTACATCAGTATATATCAGAACAGTGACAAGTATATAGCTGATCTGCATACACCTATGAAGCCTGGAAAAGCTATCTCTACTATAGCCCCAGAGTTAGACAACAAGACTGTTGATAGGTTAGTCACTGACTTTCTTGATGCCTTTGCACACAGAGAGTACACAGTCAAAACGTCTAGTAAACCTGATGACTTTCGTAAGGTGTATACAGGTAAGACAGTCGGTACACAGAATGTAAATACTACAGGTACTTACAAGTCACTAGCTTCTAGTTGTATGCGGTATACCTTTGATGATGGTGATGGCCCGATGAACCTAGCTATACATCCTACTGAGGTTTATGGCTCTGGTGATTTCGATATCATATGGGTTGAAGATGCTAAGGGTTTCATCGGTGGTCGTGTGGTTGTCTACATGAAACATGACTCAGGTATACCACAACCATCTTATATCTATGGGGCTTGTCAACAAGCATTAGATATGCTAAAAGATTATCTGGACAGTATAGATGCCTGTGATATCTATGACTCTGATTGGTCAGGTGCTAGGCTATTAGCTATCAAAGACTATGATACTCAGGCTTACATCGGCCCATATCTAGACTTAGAGCCTAGAACTTTAGACCCCCATATATTACCTGATGGTACTAAAGACAGTGAAGGTAATGCCAACACCAAAGAATACTTAGTCATAGGTTGTGGTGAACTTGATGGCAATGGTTACCAAGGTATCTACAGTGATGATGTCAATCGTTGTTACAACTGTGAAGAGTATGTGCATGAAGATGATACACGTCACTCTGAGTACACAGGTAATGTATACTGTGACTGTTGCTTCAATGATGAACACTTCTATTGTGATTGGTCTGATGAATACTACCATAATGATCAACGCATAAGTGTCTGGTACATCAATAGTGAGGGTAATAAAAGATGCTATGATGTTGCAGAAGGTTGTGATGGTTATGTATGGTGTGAACGTGACTGTGAGTATTGGGATGCTGACGAAGCATACTACATAGAGTATGAAGATAACTGGGTATCACCTACTACATTCGAAGAAGACTACTTTGTATCTGATTGGGATGGACGTATCTACCCTAACGATCAGATGGTCAGTACTATTGAAGATGAGATTGTATCTAAATATGAGATAGATGATCACAATAGTTCTTCAGATGAATATAAATATAAAAGAAATGACTTCGGTATATACATGAAGTCTTATGAAAAGGAAAACAACAATGAAAAATAATTTAGTGGACATGTTACAATACATGCGTCCTGAGGGTGCTAAGGCACAGAAAGAATTCTGTCTTGAGTATCTCGAACCTGTGTTCGGTAAGCCTGATGAGTATGGTAATTACATACATCAAGTAGGTGTTAAGCCACGTCTTTGCTTTACTGCACATCACGACACAGTACACAAAGCTGATGGTATGCAGAAAGTTGTTGTGTCTAACAACATCATATCTGTAGCTGACCCCAAGGTATCAAGCTGTCTAGGTGCTGACTGTACCACAGGCATATGGCTCATACTAAAGATGATTGATGCAGGTGTAGAGGGTACATACGTAGTACATGCAGCTGAGGAGATTGGTTGTCAGGGTAGTAAAGCATTGGTCTATAGTAATCCAGTATGGTTAGATTACACTGATGCTGTTATATCTTTCGACAGGTATGGCACTAAGTCTGTGATCACACACCAGATGGGTATGCGTACTGCATCTGACAAGTTTGCAAAGTCTTTTGCTACAGCCTTGGCCTTGCCACAGTTAGTATCTGATGATGGTGGTTCTTATACAGATAGTAATGAGTATGCTGACATAGTACCTGAGTGTACTAACATTAGTGTGGGTTACTACAATCAACACACAGTCAAAGAGACACAAGACATGTCCTATGCAGAGCTATTGCTTAGTAGTTTATTACAAGCTGACTGGACAAAGATTGTTATTGATCGTGACCCTGCTGTACAAGAGTGTATCTATACCAAGTATTCTCTTAATGATGACTACTACTACTCTCACAACCCTGATGCTACAGAGGAGCTTGTCAATCTAGTATTAGATTATCCTGATAGGATTGCTGATATGCTTGCTACCTATGGTTATACACCAGAAGAAGTTATGAAAGAGTGTAATATATCCCCTGACTACTTCGTCAATGACTATGTAGCTAATCGTTATATGTGACACGTTGTCACAGTGGGTTGATTAATCTCAGATAATATGTATTTTATAGTACTTAAAGTATACTTAAGGTTACTTTAAGTTTACTATTAATATCTATTATTAATTAATAATAATACTTAAAGTAAGGAATAACATGAAGTATACAACTAAGACTAGTCGTAAGAACGGCAGTACGTCTTGGGTATTTAGACCACCTCAAGATGTAGTGTCAGCAGGTATAGTTAAGAGCCAGACATTTAGAGATGGTCGTACTGCAAGGGTAGAGATACCAAAACTATTAGATAAGATAGATGCCTTTCGTAAAGGTGATTTAGTAGCAGGTGATATAGGTAGGTTGTCCAACCTTAATCAGATTGTTGGACATTACTTCAAGACTAAACACTTTAATTCTCTGTCGTTAAACACTCAAAATAATTATACCCATAACCTTAAATGTATTTGTCGTACAGAAATATATGGCAAAGAGTTTGGTAGTTTTAGAATTGATAGGATAACTACACCAGTATGTACTGAAGCCTACGATACATGGGAAGAAGATGTTAGTACTAATACAGCTAATGAATACAGTAGGTCTCTATCTATGATCATGAATTACTGTCGTTCATTAAACGTTGTTAATAACAACCCTGTAACTCATGTTAACAAGAGAACTCATGAGACACGTTCAACTACATGGACTAACGAAAATGTTGAGAAGTTCTGTGATGTAGCCTTCTCTGACTTTAAGTTTAGAAACATAGGTCTATGTGTACTCATGGCTTACGAGTGGGCGCAACGTCCTATTGATATTTACACTCTCAAGTGGGACAACATACATTTTGATATCGACATGGTAAAGATACGTCAGAGTAAACGTGGTGCTACTGTTGAGCTACCATTAGAAGAACCTCTGACATCCATGTTACTTGATCAGAAGAATGACTGGGACTTCCAAGAATATGTAGTACCCTTTCAGAGGCCTTCAGATGGGGCATACAGGCCGTTCAACCATTCCTCTGCAGGTATACTAGTCAGACAGATAAAGGAGCTGTCAGGGCTACCCCCTGAGCTACGTGTGGGTGATCTTAGGAAGACAGCCATCAACCAAATGATTGACAGTGAGATAGACCACCTTGCAATCATGTCTGTTACAGGGCATAAGAATGTGGCAAGTCTTAACCCATATGTTAAACACAATTTAAAAGCGGCTAAGTCCGCATTAAGTAGGAGAAGTAAGGAATGATAATAGCATGGTGGAGTGCTGGTGTGACTAGTGCAGTGGCAACTAAGTTAGCCATTAATGAATTTGGTATTGATAATGTTTTACCTATATACTTTAAAATAGATAGTGCGCATGAAGATAACGTCAGGTTCAAGTCTGAATGTGAGGAGTGGTATGGTAAAGAAATAGAAACCTATCAATCTGAGAAACATAAGGATCAGTTTGAAGTCATAGTCAAAGATAAATATGTCAATGGACCAGGTGGTGCAAGGTGTACGCTTATATTAAAGAAAAGAGTTAGACAAAAGATTGAACGTGAACTCGACTACGATGGTCAAGTCTTTGGCTTTGAGTACAGTAAGAAAGAAGTTAATAGAGCTATAAGGTTCAGTGAACAATACCCTTCAGCTAAACCCCTATTCCCTTTAATAGAACACAAGATGAATAAGCCTGAGTGTTTATATTATCTTGAGGATGCAGGTATTGAAAGACCTGAGATGTATAAGTTAGGTTACAAGAATAATAACTGTATTGGTTGTGTCAAAGGTGGTGCAGGGTACTGGAATAAAATACGTGTTGATTTCCCTGAGTCTTTTAAGAAGATGTCCGAAGCAGAAAGAATTGTAGGACACTCATGCTTACGTGGTACATTCCTTGATGAGCTTGACCCTAACAAAGGACACAAACAAAAAATTATTATGCCTGACTGTGGTAACTTTTGTGACCTTGAGTTTGAAGATATACTTCACCCAAAGGTAGATGAAATACTTGAAGAACCAACTAAACTAAGGAAAATATAAAGGAGAATGATGATGGATATACAAGATAGGTTAAAGCTAGCCCACATGTCAGTGTGTAAGGCTGAGAATGAAAGGATGCGTGAGGTGTTCGGTATTAGAAACTATAAAGAAGGTGATCAATGGACTGCTCAAAGAAACAGGCAAGCAACAGGAGCAGAGGGTGGTAGACAGAAAAACCTTAAGCGACTTTGGGTTAAGGAAAGGACATCAATATGCAATCGATAAAATCAACCTACGTTGACCACATGGGTTCAGACCTGACTGTTGTTAATGCAGCCCGTGTATCTTTTGGTAAGAATAGAAAGGCTTTAGGTTATACTAGTATTGATGGAGGTCCTGAAATTCCTCTACTTGCTGATATGGATAAGAAGCTTATTAAATACTTAGCAAAGCATAGGCATATGTCACCCTTCGGTCATGCATTTGCTACCTTCCATGTAGTAGCACCAGTGTTTGTAGCAAGACAGTTAGTTAAACATAAGTTCCTACGTTGGAATGAGATCAGCAGAAGGTATGTAGACAGTGAGCCTAGTTTTTATTTACCTGATGTATGGCGTGGTCGTAGTAAAGATAAAAAACAAGGGAGCGAAGGTGTCATTGATGAGATTACTTTTGTAGAAGATGAGCTTGTGGCTGTTTGGGACAAAGATAAAGAAGAGATGATGGTTGACCCAAACCAAGAAGGTGTTCTTTGGCAACTAAAAGATAGTAGTATAACAAGCTGTTCACCCGAAGAGTTTGTAGTAGATCTTAATACAATAGCTTTTAGGGAATATAAAAGGTTAATAGATAATGGAATTGCCCCAGAGCAAGCACGTATGATATTACCTCAAAACACAATGACTGAGTGGTATTGGAGTGGTAGTCTCGATGCCTTTGCTGATATGTGTAACCTCAGGTGTAGTAAAGACACACAGTTTGAGACACGTATTGTTGCAAAACAAATAGACACTAAGATGTCTGAACTATTCCCAGTATCATGGGAGGCATTGAGAGATGTTCACAGTTGAATTTGAGAAGGATTATTCTGTCGTCACTAGTATGGATGAACAGAATAACTTTGATGATATCGAAATGTATCTTGAGAACAACGGCGTTGTTTTCTTGAGACAGTACGTAGAAGAAATAGACACACATCAGGTGATTGAAATATCCTATAAACAATTACTTGACTTGTGGTCTTCTATGAGGCAGACTGAAGGCCTATTTAAATTAGAACTAATCGAAAAGGAAAAGCGATGAAGAAATCACAACATCAATTAATAATCAATCACTTGAAAAATACAAAGGGTATCACAGTACGTGAGGCTATGATTGAGTACCATGTCAGTAGTCTTAGTAAACGTATACAAGAACTACGTGAGAGAGGTTTTGATATACTCAGTATAAAAAAGAAACATCCTGTTACAGGTCAACGATATGTACGTTATGTATTACAAGGTGATGAGACATGATGCTGTACCTTTGGCCACCTGTCATCATGTACCTACTAGGCATGATGCTAGTCATAGGCATGTTTGAGTCAATGAATGATGACAATAAAGGTACACTCAAGCTAGCTATTGTCTGGCCTTTTGTTTCAATCATGTTTATATATGAGATGATAAGGGATATAATTTATGGCGACAGGAGATAACCCACACTTAGCTTGTCCGTATACTGATTGCGGTTCAAGCGATGCGTTTAATTGGAATGATGATGGCTATGGTCAATGTCATTCTTGTAACAGGTCATATCCATCTAAGGATATGTCACAAACATATGATTGGGTCAAGCAGGAGTACCCTCTCAAGGAAAGGAGAAAGCCTATGGAGATACCCGTGACGGGTGGGACTTACAATGGTATCAGGTCTATTGACCCTGATGTCTGTGAGCTTTTTGGAATACAATTACAGACTGGTGATAATGGTGAAGCAGTTAGGTATGCATACAAGTACCCACAAACAGTCAAATACAGGTTAGTGTCAGACAAGTCTAAGACATGGACTAAAGATAGAGGTATGGGTATGAATCATTTGTTTGGCCCAGAGTTTAACTCAGGTTCAAGCAAACGTATCTATCTTACTGAAGGTGAGTTTGATGCGGCAAGTCTATATCAAATACTAGGTAAAACATTTCCAGTAAAGTCATTGCCTAGTGCATCTATCAGTGAGAAGTTTATCAAACACAATCACACTTATCTATCTTCATTCAAAGAGATCATCTATGCAGGTGAGCTTGATGATGCAGGACGTAGAGCCGCAGATAAACTATATGCTGCATTCCCTGATAAGTTTTGGTATGTACCAATGTCTAAGCACAAAGATGCTAATGACTTCTTACAGTCAGGTGATGGTGATGATCTAATGTGGGCGGCACGTAAGCCTCAACGTTATTCACCAGAGAACTTCTTCTGTTCTGATCAGGATGTAGAAGATGCTATCCTTAATGAGAACCCATACGAGTATGTACCTACAGGTCATACAGGTCTTGACGATAAGATCAGAGGTATGGTTAAAGGTGGTATCACATTCATCAAAGCACCAAGAGGTACTGGTAAGACAGAGGTGATACGTTACTTCGAGACAGGTCTACTACGTGATGAAGAGAGCCGTGTTGCTCTACTACACATGGAAGAGATGAAGTCTACTACCTACAGGTCAATGGCTACGTATCAACTAGGTGTCAACGTGAGAACTAAAGACGATGCTAAAGAAAACAATGTGTCTGAACAAGAAGTTATCACCGCCGCTAAAGAGATGACGAAAGGTGAACGTACTATTATCTTTGAGATGATGTCGCATGATGATCCACTCAAGCTATTAGATTACATACGTCTTGCCGCTACTGTCTATGGTGCAGGGTTTATATTCATTGACCATGTACAGCGTCTTGCTTATCTATCTAGCTCAGGTGTTGATGGTGCTACAAGTGTACTTACTACGTTAGGTTCACGAGCCGCACAGTTAGCTAAAGAGTTAAACATTGGTGTGATCTTTATATCACAGGTGAATGATGATGGACGTACAAAGTATGCCGCTTCCTTAGAAGAAGAAGCAATCATTTGTATTAAGATCGAACGTGATGTTGAGACTGAGGATGAGGTGCTACAAAATACCACAACCTTTATTGTTGACAAGAACAGACCATTCGCTAAGTTAGGTAATGCAGGTTCAGTGTACTATGATCCAGACACTACGATCTTATCTGAAGATGCACCATATAATAGGAGTGACATTGCGGCATGATAGTATTTGATGTAGAAGCTGATAACCTTTTGGAAGATGCTACTAGAATACATTGTCTATCTTACACCGCTGATGGTTCAAGCCCTACAACTCTATTCAAGTATGATGATATGCGTAAGCTATTATTATCTCAACAAGGATTGATTGGCCACAATATTATTGGCTATGATATACCCTTACTTGAGAAGTTACTTGGTATAAAGATAAAGGCTAGACTGTTTGATACATTACCTATGTCTTGGGTACTAAACTACAACAGACCTAAGCATGGTCTTGATAGCTTTGGTGAAGACTTTGGTATACCTAAACCTGTGATAGATGATTGGCACAATCTTACTCAAGAAGAGTATGCTCATCGTTGTTCAGAGGATGTACGTATTAACTGGGCACTGTGGACTAACTTAGTTAAACGATTTAAGTTTATCTACAACGACAATCTGTTACTAGATAAGTTCTTTAGGTACTTAGAGTTCAAGATGCGTTGTGCATCAGTAGCTGAACGTACAGGTTGGAAGCTTGATAAGTCTTTAGCTGAGTCTAGTATTGCAACTCTACTAGAGCAACAAGAGTCTAGGGTAGCAGAGTTAAAGACTGTGATGCCTAAGCGTAAGCTAATGACAGTGAAACGTAAGCCAAAGGTATGCTTCAAGAAAGATGGTACACCTTCTTCTCATGGTCAAAGATGGTTTGACTTACTGTCAGAGCATGGGCTACCTAATCATCATGACGAGCCTATCTCTGTCGTCAAAGGTTGGGAAGAACCCAATCCTAATTCGTCCGACCAAGTTAAAGATTGGTTGTACTCTTTAGGTTGGAATCCATGTACTCATAAGTATGTCAAAGAAGATGATGGTAGTGAGAGAACTATTCCTCAAGTTCGTAGTGATGGTGAGCTTACTAACTCAGTCAAGTTACTAGCAGAGACTAACAACTCTGTGTCTGTGCTTGATGGTCTTACTGTTATACAGCACAGGCTATCTATCTTCCAAGCATTTATTGAGTGTGAACGTGATGGGTATGTTAAGGCAGGTGTTGCAGGTCTTACTAATACTTTACGCTTCAAGCACAGAAAGCCATTAGTAAATCTACCAGGTGTTGATAAGCCTTGGGGTAAGGAGATACGTGGTTGTTTGATAGCTGATGATGGTTACGTTCTGTGTGGTGCAGATATGACATCCCTTGAGGATACGACTAAACGTCACTACATGAAACCTTATGACCCAGACTATGTAGAAGAGATGTCTAAGGAAGGATTTGATCCTCACCTTGACCTTGCTAAACATGCAGGAGCTGTGACTCAAAAACAAATTGATGATCACAACTCAGGTAAGACTTCACTCAAGTCCTTACGCAAGAACTACAAGGTGGTGAACTACTCTGCTACCTATGGTGTTGGTGCGCCTAAGTTATCACGCACTACAGGTATGCCAGTGTATGAAGCAGCTGCTTTGTTATCTGCATATTGGGATCGTAACTGGTCAGTCAAGGCTTTCTCTGAGTCTCAACTGGTTCGTACAATCAATGGTGAGATGTGGGTACAGAACCCAGTCAGTAAGTTCTGGCATAGTCTTAGGTATGAGAAGGATGTATTCTCTACTCTTAACCAATCAACAGGTGCTTACTGCTTTGACAAGTGGGTGGCATACTACATGACGAAACGTCCCAATATACTTGGGCAGTTTCATGACGAGTCAATTAACCAAGTTAAGGTAGGTGATGAGAGTGATCATACTGCAACACTTAACTGGGCTATTGAAAAAGTTAACCAAGAACTCAAATTAAATGTTGACCTTGGTATTGACGTACAGTACGGTAACACGTATAGTGAAATACATTAACAGAAATGGAGTCCAATTATGGCAACAAGAAGATTAAAATTAACAGGTATAGGTGAGTGGGCAAAAGTATTTGCTGCTAACAGAGATATGCTAGGGTATGATGGTGTTTATAGAGAGTGCGATGGTGCATGTACTATTGATGTTATCTTAGATGAAGAAAATTTAACTGCACTTAAAGCATCTCGTTCTATTAAGAAGGGTAAGCCTGACCCAGAAGGAAGAGGACATACAATTAGATTTGTCCGTAAGTTTAATACAGGACGTGATTGGGATAGTGGAGCACCTGAAGTTGTTAAGGCAGATGATACGCCTTGGGACTATGATATAGATGGCACTATAGGTAATGGTTCTACTGTAGAAGTATTACTGTCAGTCTATGATACCAAGATGTCAGGTGTAGTTGGAACACGTTTAGATAAGGTTAAAGTCTTAGAGCATGTTAAATATGTTCGTGACGAGGGTGATTCTCCTCCACCTTCAACCGATTCTAAACCTGTGGCTGGGAACGAGGTACTGTTCTAAGCACAACTTGTGGGGTAGGTGTTTCCTTTCCTTTCTTCCTACCCCACTTTTTAACTGAGGAGTTAATATGAAAACAATAGATACATTAATAAAAGATCTTGAGGGTGTTCTCTTAGGACTTGGTGGTTGGAATGAAGCCATTAGTACTGAGATGGGTAAGGCTGTGTCTGATACAGCACTTGCAAGATTTAGTAAACCACAAGCACCAAGAGGATATCTATCCTTATCTGGTGTAGGTACAGACTGCGACAGAAAGTTGTGGTATAAAGTAAACAAAGCACAAGAAGGTATCAAACTCAAGGCTGAGAAGTACTTGATGTTCTTCTATGGTGATATGATAGAAGAGCTAATACTAGCTATGGTGAAAGCCTCTGGTCATTCTTGTGTAGGTATGCAAGACAGACTGTCTGTGCATGGCATTAAGGGACATCGTGACGCTGTTATAGATGGAATGACTGTAGATGTTAAGACAGCTAGCCCCTTCTCATTCAAGAAGTTTAAAGAAGGTAAGTTGAGAGAAGAAGATCCGTTTGGATATGTGTCTCAGTTGTCGTCCTATGTTTATGCAGGTAAGGATGATCCTCTTGTAACAAATAAAAAAGAAGGTGCATTCCTTGTCATCAATAAAGTAACAGGTGAGATGTGCCTTGATAAGTATGACTTCAGTAAAGAGCTGAAGACTAAGAAGAAAGATATGCTACATGCTAAATCTTTGGTTGCAGGTAAAATACCTGATGAACGTATATCACCAGTACCTGCCAGCAAAACTAGTCCTAATACTAAGTTAGCTAGGTCATGTACATTCTGTGATTTTAAGAATCTTTGTTGGCCTAATGCACGTAAGTTTCAATACTCTTATGGTGTTGAGTACCTAGTACATGTTGAGAAAGAACCTAATGTAGAGGAGATCTTTGATGTCGAGGGCGGGTAAAGCCAAAGGTAGAACAGGTCAACAAGAAGTCAGGGATAAGTTACTTGAAACATTCCCTGAGTTTGAACCTGATGACATCAAGTCAACAACTATGGGTGACTCAGGTGAGGATATACAGTTATCACCTGCCGCACGTAAAGCTATGCCAATTACAATAGAAGTTAAGAGGCGTAAGTCAGGGTTCAAGACTGCGTATAGTTACATAGATCAAGCAAGTAATCATGCTAAAGGTGAGCCAGTAGTTTTTTACAGATCTGATAGACAACCGTGGATAGTTATGATAAGTATAGATCATTACATGGAGCTATTAAGGAACTGGAAGAAATGAGTTTAAAAATTTGGGGTATAATATCTGGACCAACATCTAGAGATGATACACCTGATAGTGAAGATTGGCCTGATGATGCCAACTTTGCTTTAGTATGTAGAGCAGAAATAAATGGTGATGTTTTTGATGGTAACTTTTATTTTGAAGAACTTAATGATGCCTATGAATGGTCATCATATTTCTATGATAGCATTGAGCCATTAATAATATCAGGGTATGAAAATGATTCTTGACTTGTATACCAAGTTAAATATAACTAGGAGCTTTCACTTTGCTCTATGAAATTAATTTAATAATTAAGGTTGACCCATCTGCAAACTTTCTAGAGGTTGACCCTAAGTATAATCTTGCCGTACTAGGTGAGGTAATCCAAGATCATCTGTATGATATAGATGATATAAATGTAACTGACTGTGAGGTAAAACAGCATGACTAAAATAACTATTGATGAACAAGAATTTGACACTAAAGATTTTACAGATACACAAAATCAAATTGTATCTATTCTAAACTTAGGTCAAAACTCTATCACACTTATTGACCATATGGCACAGTGTGTGAGGGCTATTCAGAATATGAAAACTAATGAACTAAAAGATTCATTAGGCATTGAAGATAAACCAGAAGATAAAGAATAAATATTAACTTAGTAAAGGAAAGAATATGGCTATTGGTTTTAGAGAATACCAAACAAAAGCTGCAAGCTTTGCTATTTACCCTGCAACCCACAAAGTCCTGTACCCTACGTTAGGGCTTTGTGGAGAAGCTGGTGAGGTAGCTGAGAAGGTTAAGAAGCAAGTACGTGATGGTACTTTTAATAGGCATGAAGTAGCTAAGGAACTAGGAGATGTACTGTGGTACTTAGCTAATCTTGCTAATGATATTGGTTATAATCTAGACGAGATAGCGGATATAAATATTGAAAAGTTATCCAGTCGTAAGGATAGAAACAAAATTAAAGGGTCAGGAGATAATAGATGAACAACACACTACCAACGGATTATCAATCCTTTATACATAAGTCACGTTATGCACGTTGGCTAGATGATGAAGGCCGTAGGGAAACATGGAGTGAAACAGTAGATCGCTACATGAAGAACTTAGTACGTCCAGCTTTAGGCGATAAGCCTAAGCAGATAGCTGAGATTGAACAAGCTATACTAGGACTAGAAGTAATGCCTTCTATGAGGGCATTGATGACAGCTGGTCCAGCTTTAGCTCGTGACAATACAGCAGGTTATAACTGTTCTTATCTAGCAGTAGATGATATCA